AGTTGCCCAGCGTGAAGTGGTTCCTGAGTGTGTAAGCGTTCGTCATGGTGGTTTACCTCCGTTTGTGTTTTCCGTAGGGCTTTCCCTTTCGGTAGTGTATTAATCACTCTAAACGGAGGATATAGCAAGTTATATCTGGCTGTTGATCGGCCATAATCTACACAAATTACCGGAGCCGGATTTGTGTACATTATGAACGACCAACAGAGCCCGTAGGCTCCGTGGTGCGGCGGCGTTTTGCTTTATAGCCGCTCGATCTGGCAGGTCATCCCGTCCACATCCACGATGCGGTAGGTCCGGCCTCGCCATTCAATCTCCCGGATGCGGACTCCGGTGTAGGCGTTGCTGCGCTGGCGGTCGGAAAGGACCGTGCCGTGCGCCTCCATCCAGTCTGCGAGCCGTCCCATCAGGCGGGACTCGCGTTCCATCTTGTCTGCGTAGTTCATCCCGGCACCTCCTTCAGTTCAGGCTGAAGCGGATGCCCATGACCTCGGTGGGCTCCTCGTCTCCCCAGCGGGTTTCCTGCCGGGTGATGGTGCAAAGGCCGGTCATCGTGCAGCCCTGCGCGGCAAAGGCGTGGAGGTTTTCCATCACCGCCGTGCTCTGGTTGGTGTAGACGAAGGTCTCGATCCCGGCGCTGCGAAGGGCCTCAACGAAGTCCGCGACCTCCTTGTCCCAAAGGAAGTCGTCCATCTCCAGCTCGTCCTCCTTGCGGGAAAGGCTCTGTGCCCATGCGCGGTAGGCCTTGCTGACTCCCGACTCGAAGGGGAACTTGGCTGCGGCGTCCTCCTCGTACCAAGCCTTGAGCTCGTCGCTGTCCCAGCCGAGGGTGTCGATGATCTGCTGCTTGCGAGCCTGCCGCTCGACTCTGGCGGCCTCCCAATCGTGGCCGATCCGCTTGAGGTTCTCGAAGTAGGTGTTGTTCTTGCTCATCATGGCGTCTCCCTCCTTAGTGCTGCATCGCCCATGCGATGGCGTGTCCGTCGTCCTCGAATTCGACCGCGCTGGCGGCACTCAGGCCAATCGTGCCCTCGCAGGAATGGTCGTCGCTCAGGAATTCGTAGGTGGCTCCGAAGTAGCAGGGCTTGTTTTTGCCGTTGTAGTAGTACCCGGCGAGCAGGACCTTGTCTCCGAAGTTCAGGACCTTGCTCCAGCGGCATTCGAGGTCCTCCGGAGTGGTGGGGTTCGGCAGCCTGTAGGTTCTCATTGCCTCGTTGATCGTCATGGTGGTTTACCTCCGTGTGTGAATTCCGCAGGGTGTTCCCTTACGGTAGTGTATTAATCACTCTAAACCGGAGATATAGCAAGTTATTTGTGCCGGATTCCTGAACATATTTTGCACAAGGATCGCGGCCTGAAATTGTGTAGTTTACTACGACCAAAAGAGCCTCCTGCGGCTCTTCTGGCTGCAAGGATCAGGCCTCGCCGGTCAGTATGAAGTGGACGTACTCGCTGCGGTGGTCTTCAAGGAAGGTGACCAGCTCGAAGAAGTCCCGTTCGTAGGCCAGCCGCTGGACCACCGGCAGGTCAAACATGTTCGTGAGGCCGGTGTCCCGGATGGCGAGGATCTGCTCCCGGATGGTTTCAGTCATCTGCGGCCACCACCTTCCGGACCACATCGACTCCCCAGATCACGTTCAGGCCGGAGCCGTTGTCCCAATCCACCAGCAGGCTCCCGGTGTCGTCAACTCCGGTGACCGTGCCGTGGGTGCCCATCGGCGGTGCCTGCGCGTCGTCCATCTGGACCAGCTCCACGCGGGTGCCGCGAGGGTAGGTGCTGCGCAGGTGCGCGAGCTGTTCAGGCCGGATCATCTTCATGCTGACACCTCCTCGGTTGCCTCGGCGCTGGCCTTGGCGGCATCGCGCTTAGCCTTCTGGGCTGCGGAGAAGGCGTCGGCCTTTTCCTTGTTCGGGAAGGCTGCGGTTCCGGAGAGGCGCTTCATCAGGATCTTCCGGTGGGCCTTGCTGTCGCTGCCGATGAAGCCCAGCCGGAGGAGGAAGCACCGGAAGGCGTACTTTTCGCTTTCCACCTCGGTCTCGGTGGCGGTGACCCGCGTGGCCTCCTTGGCCATCTTGCAGAGGGCTGCGATCAGGCTCATGTAAGCCTGTGTCTCTTCCGGCTCCGGCATGCGGTCCCACCAAGGAAACTCGACCCGGTCCTCGGTCCTGCGGATCATCAGGCAGGCGGCGTCGGTGGCCTTCTTGATCAGGGTAGCCTTGCTGTCCACCAGCTTCTGCAGGCGGTCGAGGCTGTCCGGGTTGAAGCCGTCCAGCGGCAGGCTGATCGTCAGGCCCTCGGCATCGTCGCCGGTCTCTTCCTCGGCAGCGGCTTCCTGCGGCTCCATGGCCGCCGTGTCGGCCTCCTGCGCGGGAGCCTCGAAGGGCTCCAGCAGGCCTTCCTCGGCCAGCGTCATGAGCGGCTGCAGGTCGGCGTCTTCGGGAACCGTGACCGTGCCGTCCTTCTCGATGAAGTAGGGTCCGACCTCGTAGGCGCATCTGGGAACCTTAGTGTAGCGGGAGGTCCCGCCGATGATCTCGGCCAGTCTCTGGGCTGCGGCCTTGCGGTTGTCGGTTGCGAGCTTGATGTTTGTCATGGTAATGTACCTCCGTTTTTGAATGTCCCGTGGGTCCGTTCCCTTCGGGTAGTGTATTAATCACTCTAAAGGCCTGTAATAGCAAGTTGTATTTCTCGAAAATCCGCTTATTTCAGGCCTTTCCGGGACATTCTACCTATTACACAAAGAAGCGCCGGAGGTGTTGTGCAGTTTACGATTTGGGCTCGACTTCCTTGACCAGATCGGCGTACATGAGCTTCTTGCCGTCACGCTCCACATACACCTGATCTTCGTTTCCGAAGTCCTCCACATACCGGCGAAGGATGACGGAGGCGTACTTGGGATCGAGCTCCATCATGCAGCAGGTGCGTCCGGTCTGCTCGCAGGCCATCATGGTGGAACCGGAGCCTCCGAAGGTGTCGATCACGATGCTGTTCTCCTGAGAGGAGTTGGTGATCGGGTAGGCCAGCAGGTCCAGCGGCTTGCTGGTCGGGTGGTTCTCATTCCGCTTGGGCTTGTCGTAGTTCCAGATGGTGGTCTGCTTCCGGTCGGCGTACCACGGATGCTTACCGTTCTGCAGGAATCCGTAGAGCACCGGCTCATGCTGCCACTGGTAATCCGAGCGGCCCAGCACGAGGCTGTTCTTCACCCAGATGCACACACCGGCGAGATGGAATCCGGCGTCAATGAAAGCCTTACGGAAATTGAGCCCTTCGGTGTCGGCATGGAACACATAAGCCGCACCGCCTTTTTCCAGCACACCGGCCATCGCCTGAAAGGCAGCCAGCAGGAACTGGTAGAACTCGTCACCCTTCATGGAATCGTTCTGGATGGCAAGGCCGCTGGAGCTCTTGAAGGAAACTCCATACGGCGGGTCCGTCACGATCAGGTTGGCGCGTTTGCCGTCCATGAGTTTTTCGACATCCTCAGCCTTGGTGGCATCACCGCACAGGAGCCGGTGCCTGCCCACGGTCCAGAGGTCACCGGGTTCCACGAAGGCGGCTTTCTCCAGCGCAGCGGAGAGGTCAAAATCATCATCGTGTGATTCCTCCTCGTCGCTGCCGTACAGGGCCTGAAGCTCCTCATCAGAAAAGCCGGTGAGCGACAGGTCAAAGGCCTGCTCCTGCAGGGCCTCGATCTCCACGGCCAGCAGGTCCTCGTCCCAGCCAGCGTCCAGAGCGGAGCGGTTGACGGCGAGGATGTATGCCTTTTTCTCGGATTCGGTCATGCCGGTCAGCATCACATAAGGAAGCTCCGTCATGCCCTCGGCCTTGGCTGCCTCGACGCGACCGTGGCCGGAGAGAATGGTGAAGTTCTCATCGACCTCCACCGGGTCGCCGTAGCCGATGCCGCGATAGATGGAGCGGAGCTTGTTGATCTGCTCTTTGCTGTGGGTCCGAGCGTTGTTGGCGTAGGGTATGAACTTGTCGATTGGTGCCATCGGGTAGTCCTTGGCAAATACCTTTATTTCACTCATCAGTACAGCCCCCATTCCGCAAAAGCCTCGAAGCCGCCGACGCTCCGGATGTATTCTCTGGCTTCCTCCACGATCTCGCTGTAGGGCAGGCCGTCCACGGTATCATCACCGATGGCGCAGGAAAGCTCCACCGGCTCGCCGGTACGCTGGGCCTTCAGGAAGGCGTGGATGTTGACGGATACATCTGCTTTGGAGAGGTCCTTGCCATGCAGGCCGCCTCCGGTCACAGAGTCCGCCATGTCACTGCCGAGCTTCCGGTTGGTAGCGCCGGTATCTACATCCGTGCCACCGGTCCAGTCACCGAGCGGGTTGATTGTCGCACCGCCGTATTCCAGCTCCAGCTCATCCGAGGGAGCATTGCTCTGGCAGATGATCAGGCGGCTGCTGTCGAGAATGTACTTCCCGTCAGATGTGTATTTCTCATAAATCTGGTGGGCAATGTTCGAGAGCAGGACCTGCTCCGGCGTCAGCGGACAGCCACGGAAGATGCCGTTATCACCACAGCGGACACCATCTGCCTGATTAGCTGAGAGGTGCTTATCCTGCGGGACGATCACGATGTCGGGCTTTACATTCCCGGCGATGCGGCCAATCGCAGAAGCGATCTGGTCCTCCCGGAGGAGGGCAGTCGTTTCAATGATCACATGACAGGCACCGTGGCCGATGAGCACCTCCACGGCGATCTTCGGGTTTTCTTCCGTCGCATACGCCAGATCCACGATGGCACCGGCGATGCGGTCTGCCACCTTGTCCGGGTGGCTCGGATTCACTTTTTCAATCATCTGGTTTTACTCCTTGCGCGTAGTAGTTTTTCCATCGCGTCATCCTGCGGCGAGCCCTCGTAGGCCGTTGTGCAGTTCTGCTTCACGATGTCGAATATCTCGTACCAGAGCAGGTTGGCCTGCTTCTGAAAGCTGAGCGCCATCTGCACGAAGGGACTGGCAATCGGTGCCTGCGTGGTCGGGTGCTTGCCCAGCAGACCGAATTTGCTGACGGCCTCCGAGCACTGGATGTATCTCGCAAAGGCCTCGGAGTAGCTCTCCACCAGCCTTGGGTTTACCAGCCGGTCGCAGCCGCGTTCCTTCAGCCAGCGGATGGTCTCTGTAAAAATGATGTCCGCACCGAGCGGCTCACCGTCGCGCTGCTTGGCGGACAGGTAGCTGCTGGGATGAGGCATATCCGCGCCGGGTAGGTCAGGAACCGGACCGTAGTCATCCGTGCCATCAAGCTCGGCAATGGGAAGGTCCATGACCTGCGCGGCTTTACCTCGTGCGATTTTATCGGCAAGGGCATCCGGCTTATCGCCTGCGCGGACGCGCCTGCCGCCTCTGTTGGTTCCGTCTTTCGCCACGTTTCTCACCGCCTTTCTCGTGGGTCGGGGGTCAATACCCTGTTTGAACCGGGTTTTTTGCACGCGAGAGGGGG